TTATTTGACACTTACTACCTCATACTCATAATCACAATCTTCTTTATTTATAGATGTTAGATTGTTAAGAACATCTTTTAGATTTTGATTTTCTTTTTCCAAAACCATAACCATATTTTGTGCTTGAGATAAAGCAGAAGATAGCACTTTTACTTTATTTGCCAGTTCATCCCCAATAAAACTATTTACATTTGATTTCATAATTAGTCTCCTTAAAGGATGTATTAGTATACACTATTTAGTTATCAATTCGCACAGAAATTTACTAATATCTTTGATTTGTTGATGATTAATAACAATCTGATCTGTATATGGGTGTCTGTCTGTTAAAATCTTCCATATATAGCGTATTTTCTGAAACCAACTAGAATTATTTTTATAGGCCGCATAACTTTCATACATGGCTAAGTCCAGCGTCTTAGTCTTTTCATCATAATTTAATACCAAAACCTCTTGATTACAATCACATAATACGCAAATAATATGATCTTTTGAGAAGTTGGTGATTGTTCCCATTATTTTTTCCTAAGTAACCAACTAGAATCCTCAAACAAAATTAAATCTTTTTGACTATAGTTTGAGTTTGAGATAAAAAAGTTAACAGCATCAATAACGCCCGGCCAAGACTTATTATAATCGTGTCCACATAAAAAACCACCAACCACCAACTTACTAATAGATAATTCTATATCCTGTTTTACCGAATCATAATTATGATCACCATCTATATAAACACAATCTATACTATTATCTAAAAAGGATGGAAGAATTTTTTCTGAAAGATCGTTATAGATAACGCATTGATGAGCATTAATTTTATTCTCAAATTTTTTACTAAGTAATTTACAAGAATATTCTGATTGTTCAATTATATGTATTTTTTTAATCTGAGGAAAACCCAATAATAAAGTTGATGATTCTCCTAGATGAGATCCAATTTCTATCCAATTATTGATTGGTGATTGATGATTGATAATATAATTAATCAGATATAAAAATCCAGTAACTTGTAATATACTAGTTTCATCCCAATTAGGAAAGAATCTAACAGACTTGAGACTCATTTATATCCTCAAATACCCATGACCAATACCTACTATCATCTTTTTGTTGGACACTATCCCAGTATAAACAACGAGCAATATAGGATGGAACTTTTAGTTTACCACAATTAATACTCCAGTGGCGCTCCATTTGTTTGTACATTTTAAGCCCAGCACCACTCTTGTACTTTAAATGTTCCATACCATACAAGCGTAAAATATGAACATCTCCACAAAGAACTCGACACTCATTGGGATGAATAGTTTCTAGGGCGAAAGAAACTTTAGCCTGAGAGATACCCTTGATTTTGTCAACAATATTATCTCGTTTCTTAACGTGATACTTTTTGGTTGTAAAATAAAAATCTTTCGGATTGCTCCAAAACTTATTCTGAAAGTCCCAAATATATTCTGTACGATTATTATGAAGTCCAACACCGGACTTATGTAATTTGGTTCTTAGAGTTTCTTTGTCTGATATCCATTCATTAAAGTTCTTAATAGCATTATAGCCCTTCACATTTCCTTGCCAAGTGGTATGTACAGAGCAGTATGCAAACAGATATCGTCTAAAGATTTCATCGTTATTTTGAGGCTTAACACTTTCCCAATAATCCTTATATGACACAATCTTATCTTTTGGAAAATTGGCAAAAAATTCATCAACTTTGCTAGTGGTATACTCAATCTTTTTTTCTGTTGCGTTTTCCATCTTATCTCCAAATGCTGTAATGCCCATATACTGATTGTATACTACAGTTATCGACTTGTCAAGCGTGTTTCTTTAAACTGTTCTAGCCTCGCCGTGTAAAATTTTAAATGTTGGAAATCTTAAACTAATACCACCATCTTGATTTTGACTTTCTTGAAAATATTGTACTGTGATTATCTTTCCAAGAATTTTGTTAGGATTCTTGTGAAAGTCCTGTCTTTGCTCAATAGTGAAGCCAGATCCAACACGCACATTATATCCTTTATGTTTAATAGTAACACAACTTAGCATAGTTTCTTCGTGTTCCTTACCATTCAATACATAACGAAATGGACCCATTTCAACATCTACTACTTCGTATTCATTATCACTAAAACTCTTATACTTGAGCAAGTCCTTACTACGCTTTCCTTTATAGGATTCATCTGCCCTTAGCACCAACCCCTCCCAAGAATTCTCATTTGCTTTTGCTACCCATTCAGCAAAATGATCATCATTTTTAACCCTATCCTGTTCAAGAACACTGAGACATGGGCAAGAGTTATTCTTCATAACTTCTTTGAGATTATTCAATCTGTGAGAGTAAGTCTTATTAGACTTGCCTTTCTTAGTATAAAATTCATCATGACTAATCATGTCAAAAATCTTAAAAGATGGATTAGGAATAGTATGATCCTTCTTCTTGAGTTGTTTCATAACTCCCTGAAAATCTTCATTACCATCGTCATCTACAAGACAAAGTTCACCATCAAATACTACATTAGTAACACCAAGATTCTTAATGCCACCAGCAACAACGCCAAGAGTATCAAATTCTTTTCCTGTACGGGAATAGAAAGTAGTATCGCCATTACTATCAACAATAGCGATACATCTAGCACCGTCAATTTTTCTGCTAACATACCATCCATCCTTCCAGTCTACAATATTCGGGTCATATTTATCTGCTAGAGCAACACTGAACTCTGGAATATGGTCAGCAATAGCCTTGTTGATAATCTTATCACCAGCACGGGTTTTCAAATCCTTATCAATAATGCAATAAATGAGTTCTTCAATATTGTCTTTATTTGACTGACTATCAATAAAAGTATGGACCGCTCCGATAGCATCGTGGCCCGTTATCTTGCGAGTCTTTAGGTCATCCAAAAGATCAAAGAAATTCTTATAACTCTTACCTCTCAGAGAATTTTTCTTTTTCAGATTATCACTTGTGACATTATACTGCCAAAGAGGATGATAGGTGTAAAGAAGAATCTTCTTAGCAAAATTTGCAGCCTCAGAATTATGATTGCAATAGTCCTCAATAATTCCTTGCTTATCAATAGTGCTGCTTGTGGCCCTAAGATCACGAACCATTCCCCAAACATAATTAAAATCGTGAGTCATCCAAATAGTCTCCTGTGTGTATGTCGAGTATACCACAACGCTCAAACACTGTCAACCTCTATATCGTCATCCTCTCTGCGAAACTCAAGATATTGTTTCAAATCTTTGACGATAGGATGTATAATTTTCATCTCAATAACACCATCAGAGTTTTTAGAAAATTTTATTGGACCAGGAATAAATCTATCTTGATTACCGTACTCTCTATTTTTTGGATGACCATGAAATAGATGTAAACCACAATTATCTTTTAAATAATTAACATCTTTTATTGGATCGCATAATTTTAATATATTATTTTTATATTCTATGTATTTTTCTTTTACTTCTTTAAATCTTGGAGCAGAAAATAGGGCGCAACAATAAGGTTCATAGTCTTTTACAAAAGAAGCCCAAAATAAAGTATCTCCAGCGGTTCCATGAGCATATTCAAATAATCTGCCAATTTTATGATAAAAATTTCTCTCGATACAAATATTATAGCCCGGATGAACATTGTTAAATTCAAAAGACTTTTGTTTAATAATAGATTTGACAACTGTGTGCTTGGTATCGCCAGCGTTCAGATTTACATTATCATAAATGTTTTTTCTATAAATATCTTTATATAGATATTCGCAACCATGAATAACTTTATATGTGTCTAATAGAATAGAAATTTTATCAATCCAATCTGGATCAGAGTATAGTATATCTACATCAGTAAATATTAATTTAGTATACTTATCTGGAATTTTAGATTCTATTATATTCCATAGATTCTCTTTTGAAAAGAAAAAAGAGTCTGCTCTTACAATATAATTTGCTTGTGGGATAGATTGTTTTTGTTGTGGATAAAGTAGTTCTATTATATAGAATGGAATATTTGTTTTATTTAATTCTTGAATAATTAATTGTAAGTTTTTTACTGTAGATTTATAATTTAGAGCATTATAAAAACTCATAACTAAACATATATCATCGGATTCAATATCTGTGTATCCGGTATACGATTTATTTGTATTTGGTTTTATTATCATATGGTAAAGTATTAATTTGAAATTTAATATTTCTACATCTTAAAAAATTAAATAGTTTATCTGGCGAATCTTTTTCTATATTAAATACAAATAATCTATGAATATTTCTATGAAAATATTTTTTAATATTATTATGATGTTCTTTCCAGTCGTTTTTCCAAATTTTAATAATTTCTGATTTTATGTTTGTGTTATATACTTTTTTAAATAAATCTATATATTGAATTGTGTTATTATCAGTATCGACGAAAGAATGATTTGTTCTACTTCGTATCCAATTATCCATATTCCTAGTATTTAGTATGAATAAACTTTCAGGATAATTAATATCAAGGATATCAAAAAAATCTTTATATATTTGTATATACTTTATTACATTTTGTTCTTTTATAAAACATTCCATGTCTCCAAAATAAGTATAGTTTTCATAAGAGTCTAATGGCAAATGATTATCAGAGTAAACATTACTATATATTTTTTGGGCCAAGTTTCCATAGTCCCAGTGAATAGCCTTTAATTTACTATAACTATTAAATAAATTCCATAATGATAAAGTGCCACATTTATTAAAACCAATTTGAAATATTTTATTACAAGAAAGTTTTTCTTTTGGATAACAATATTTTCTATTTTCTTTTCTTCCCCAATTTATGTAATGATATTTTGCGAGATTTTCGGTATCGAAACCTGCTTGTTGTACATCAGAGTAATAATAAGTATAAAATTCCCAATCAAAATCTTGTGGAATAAATTCTTTATATTTTTCTAAAAAATCATCTAGTTCTTTGTCCATTAGAGAATCTTTTATTTAGTTTTTTAACTAGATCACTACCTGTTGTTTGTAGTATACAAGGAAATATGGAATGTATAATTAGAGAAATTCCTGCTAGGACACATAGATATCCATAAAATAAAGCAAAAAACATATGTTGACAATATGTCATTTTGTTTTCTTTTAGATGCTCACTCCATCTGTTTATTAATCTCATTTTGTTTTCTATTCTTAGACATTATTAAATAGTTAGCAGCCTTAATAACACCTTCTAAGTTATCTCCTAGTTTCCCTATTCCAGTATTACACCTATCGCATGTCCAGCCCCTAAAACTATCATCATCATGATCATGGTCTAATCTCCATTCTGATGGAATTTTACCACAACATTCACAATATAATGGTTTTGGTGGTGCTAATTTATGTAGTTTATGTCTAATTTTAGCGTGTTTTTTGATACAAGATCGACATCTCTTGTCTAGATTATCTTTAAAGTGACAATGTTTTGGGAAAGATTTTGGATTCTTTCTTTTGCCACAATATGTACAAATTTTTCTACTCATAATTTATTGGAGGCGGGCAGAGTCGAACTGCCGTCTTGCGATATTTCTAATTATACTTTCTACAAGTTTATTTCATTCATAAGTTTTAAGAAAGATTAAAGAACAAACAACATTCATCTTTCCGTACCAACTAATCTCAGGCCAGAACCCGTTGGTTATTCTAGCAGCCGAAGGATTTTACGACAGTTTTTTGGACGCTACCTTCATCGCTTCCTAAAACTGTTGCTACTTAATTAAGCAGCAAGGGCTAACTGTGTTTCGCCAGTTAAAGCGTTTAGTATGGTTTTAAAGTAGCCGCCATACCACCTACTACTTGCTTATATAGTCTTCAATATCCAATCGATACCATTACGCCCCCGTATTTGTTTGATATAAATGCCTATAATAACTCATAATTATACCACTTGTTGTACCAACATTTAGTGATCTTACGCTACCATAGTTTTGTAAAGTAATAATTTCGTCACTATTTTCTAGTATATAATCGCTCAGTCCCATATTTTCTGAACCAAATACGAAAACTGGTCTATAGTAAAGGTTATATTTTGTGAACAAATCTACTGTTTTGTTAGCAAAATTTGGAATATTATTCTCTACAGCAATAATTGTACGATCTCTATTGTTTTCTATAAAATCTTCTTCAGTATAAAAATGTTGTATTGTAGTATAGTGATGAGTTCCAACACTACCTCTTTTGTCCCATTTTTTTCTTGGACTAATATTGTATACTCTATCAAAACCAAAAAAATTAGCATTACGAATCATAGTGCTAATATTAAAGTCTCCCTCAATATTTACCATAGCAACTATAGCATCTATTGTTTTTTGCTTACAATAGTTTTTAACGTCGCTAACAGAAAATCCTTTGAGATTATCAATCACATTCATTTGAAGTACACAATTCCTTTAATATCTTTTCTAAGGAGAATAATTCCTCATAGCACTTTTTGTAGTTAATATTTTCGCCAGACGCAATATTTAATTTAAGTTCATGAATCTGATTCTGTATCAGCCATATTTGGTCTTGAGTATTCATTTAATAAATTCTCACACGACACTAATCTAGTTTTCATTTCCTCACACATTTTGCATATGTCAGAGTTCATATATTCTTTTATAGAATCAATTTGATCCTGAATTTGCATTATCTGATCTTGACTTAGGTTCATCATTTTCTCCATTATGACTTACCCAAAATACCATATTATTTTCCTCATCGTCCCAAGCACATTCTATCAAGTTTTTAGATGCTAATCGTGATAAGGCTACTCCATAAATCCAATCGGCAGTTGCATAAAAAATATCATCAATAGCATCATCATCTAAAATGACTCTATCCTGCTCATCTATTCCACTAGAATATTGCTTTATCAAATTCTTGAGTTGATGAATAGTAATAAAATCATCCAAATTTTCTGAATAATCTTTACTAATACTATTTGCTGCTGCTACTCTCATTTCATCAGCATAAGCATCCAAGTTACTTATCGCATAAATATTCATGATATCTCCAATTAGAATATATATTTCTTTACACCTTTTGAGGACACATTTTTATCAGAAATTTGATCATTTAAGTTATCAATAGTATTCTGTAATGTATATTCTCCTCTTGGTAGCCAACTTGAATCATTAGTAAGAGCGGTAATAATCTGTGGAACATAATGAGAATGGGCCAGATAATATTCTTTTTCACATTCCTTGTTTTGTCGTAAAATATTCTCAATAGATTCTAAGCATTTAAGAATTTGATTTCTATAATCACATAATTCTTGAATGGTTTTTTTGTTCATACTTCTTCTTTCTTTTTGATTTTAAGTAGAGTATGCGGAGTTTTTCTCAAGCCAGTATTTTTATCATGATAAGTTGGTCCCATATAAATGTGACAATAACCACCATCTTTTTCCGTACTCCATGCTAAGATACCTTTGTCATCAACTCCCTGTACACTAAATCTTCCACGGTAGCCCATAGGAACGTATTCGCCGTCATTATTCATAAAGTATGGACCGCCATTAACCTTAATTAAATCACCGCGAACCAGTTGGTGCCAATCAAAATCTCGTACTACTCTATTTTTTCTACCCTTGTTTTTGATTTTTAATACAAACGGAGTATTGCACTTTGGACAAATATACGCACGGGGACCAGTGCAAAAACCGCACGACGAGCATGACTTACAACCTTTTGGCATAGTAAATTCTCCTTTAATTGCCGAATCATCTCTAAGTATATCACACTTATCGGCTTTGTCAACCACCAGTCTTTAGTTTTTTTGTTTTGGGTTGTTTTTACTAGAGAAATCTATATATTTTCTGTTATCTGTAGTAAATAAACTATAATGATCACTGTTTATAGTGAGTTCTAGTTCTTCACATAATATTCTATAGTCGCTAAAACTTTTGTCTTTATTATAAACCCTAAATACAAAATCTTGAGCTTTAGTATTCCACATTAAAAAACCTTTTGTTCCACTAGCATTTTTTTCATTAATCATTTTATTTTCCATCTAAAGGATAATAACTATTTAAATTAGCATCACAATTTAAGAATGAATATCTTCTTTCTTTCAGATATTTTATAGTACTTTTAAAGCATGATTCACATAAATGTATTTCATATTCTTTACCATCCATAGTTGATCCATATCCCCACACCGCTTCTATCGAGGCATATTCGTGACCAAAGTTTTCATATGAGCAAGATCCACCACAAATATCACAAATTATTTCTGCTAAAATGTCAACGCTTTTCTTTTTGAACCTTTTCATATTACCATACATTCCTATAAATGCCGGATTCTAATTTTGGTTCATACGGTTTAATAAACCATCCCAAATTTAGTAAATCATTTGTAATTTCTGATGAAACCTCTCCCTCTGGAAGATATCCTTCAATATCTACCATACCAGAACAATACCAATCCACATAATATTCTTTTTTTGTCAAATCGTCTTTAAAAGTATTTCTTAGTTCTGCAACTATTCCGCCAGAATGTCTCCACGAACAAGTCCATTCTTCATCGTTCTTAAAAAATCTATTATTACAAAGAGCAGCATAAAGATTTTGAGCATATTTAGAGTTCTTGCACTTAGATACTATCCAATCTGTTTTAAATAAATCATACTCTAAATCTGCTTTCATGTCCATAAATGACTCCTAATATTAATTAGTTCAATTAACTTATCAGTATCTTCTCTATCATAACTTCTTTCCATCTCATCTATTAAACGATAGTAATGTTTCCCATGGGTTTTTTTTGTGATAATATCATAAGGGTCTTCTCGATTGGGTCTAGTTTTAGTCCACCACTCATACAATGCTCGTATCTTAATTGATGCTTCTGCTTGTGGAGTCAATTTATTATAATCTGGATCATTAGGATCGCATCCATAGTCTTCTTCATTAAATCTTAAATTACTTGCCCACTCAAAATAATCATATGCCGCTTCAACAGATCGGCCATTTTTAAAAGTGTACTTTTTATTTCGATCCCATTTGCTTAGGTGAGACAGTTCTTTCTCTACAAATTCTACTAATTCATTAAATAAGCCGTGAAGAATTCTGGTATCAAGATCGTACCATTGTCCTTTTTTTAGATCTGTTTTTAGATTGTGTGTTTGTGTTATATATCTATTACGAACATAGCATTTTATGCTATAACAAAGATCAGATGGATAACAAACTAGATTTTGTAATTTGTGTAGTAATGTGTCGCTCATCCAATATCTCCACGGTCTTTCTTTTTTTTGTTTGTTTCTCCAACTTTCCCAATCTTCTAAAGATAGAGCAAATGGTTTCCTTTCTCCCCTAATCCAATCTGCAATTTTAGAGCAACTCCAGTATTTGATTCGGCTTCTTATCATTATTTCATTCCTTCTCTGCTTCCATTATAATATCTATATTCCATCCTATTGGAGCAAAATATTCTGAACCGGAAACTCTAAGATTACCACTAGTATTAGGATATATTTTTGGTTTTTGATGTAAACTTGTGATACTTATAATTTGTTCATGGCCGTCTGGTCTAGTAACTTTAATCTTGTGATTATAAGTTTCACAACCAACGAAACACGCAAACAAACACACTATTAGTAGTAATCTACTCTTGAATTTTATTGCCGATATCATAGCATAACCATTTTCGGGATCATTACTATAAACTCCTTCGTATTCATTATCCCACCAAGACGGTGATACATCTGGAAGTTCTTTATCCAATTTTTGGTCCTCCCCAATAATCTTTGTCAATTTTTAAATCTGGATTTATGAGATATCCATTTGGATAATGTCTTTTATAGTATCCTTCTTCGAGTCTATCTTGTTATTTATAATCTGTTGACATTTCTTCACTATGCCATTGTTTAACTGTTTTTAATGCTTCGTTTAAAGTATCAAAACAATGATTTCTAGACGAACCAAGAACATAACTATATATCGAGACTCCAGTAATTTTACATTCACATTCTTTATCGCTCCAATAATCTCCAAACTCTAAACTTATATTACCTTCAACACTTTTACAATGACCATCAGAGTGTTGAAAATAGTGGTCGTATGCTTCTTTAAGAAGTTTGCGTATTTGTATTAATTTATCGTGATCAGTTTTGTTCATTTAGATTTCTCAAAGTATCAGTAATAGTAAATAAAGTATCAGATGAGAACTCAGTTTCTATTGGCACAAAAACCCATTCGTCTTTTAAAATAAAATATCCATATTCACATTTGTAAACTTTGTCGCTCAAAGTAAAAACATGGGGACCATTACATTGATATGGACTAACACAATTAGGACAAACCATAAAATGATAATACCCATTCTTTTAGATCTTGTTTTGGTTGCCAGTTTAATTTAACTTTTGCTAATGAAATATCTGCTAATGTTATTTTAGGTTCTATTCTAGTTTCATTGTATTGTTTTTCAGCGTTAAGCCAATTAGCAATAGTGTTTATACTATAACTTTTTCCATTACCAATATTTAGAATACTATTATTAGCATAATTATTAAGAGATAATATATTGGCATTAGCAACATCTTTTACATAAACAAAATCTCTTTCTTGATTACCATCATTACAAATATTTAGTGGTTGATTATTCTTTAATGATCTATAAAAATGACTCAATACACTAACATAAGAGCCAGTAGAGGTCATTCTTTCGCCATAAACATTAAAGTATCTTAGTATCACATAATTTATATTGTATAGTTTATTATACAGATAAATATACTCTTCGCCTATGTATTTTTGTAGAGCATATGGACTAATTGGTTTAATATTTTCTTTTTCGTTGGTTGGAAAATGTTCGCAGTTTCCATATACTGATGATGAACTACTATAAATAATTTTAGTAACATTATTTTGTCTCATACACTCTAAAATTTTAATAGTGGTATCAACATTACTGTTATTTGATTCATACGGATAATCTATCGAAAATTGAACATTTGGTAAAGCAGCACAGTGAAATACAGCATTGACTTCTTTAAAGTATTGTGATAGATCTTTGATCGGAGTTAATGATAGATCAATATTAATAAAAGAACAAGACGCATTAATATTTTCTAATGATCCAGTTGATAGATTATCTAGTACAATAACTTCGTGACCATTCTGTATTAATTGGTCAACTATATGACTTCCTATAAATCCGGCCCCACCAGTTACTAAATATTTCATATAAACTCTAACTCCACTTGACCATCTTTTAAAGTCAAATAAGAACAATCTTTTTCTGTCCAGCATCCACTATTAGTATACCACACAGAATGGCTTTTGTCAATGATCGGATGATGAGTATGCCCTAAACATACAATGTCAACGCCTTTTGATACTGCATATTTGCGAGAACTACTAATCATATTTTCTGTGCATCTTAAATAGATTTTGGATCTATTCTTTATAAGTTTAGGTAGGAATCTTTTATCGAATCTTTGGATTGTTCTATATAAATAATCTGCTATCTTTGTGGTTTTAGGATATTTGTATATAAAATCATCAAATTTATCACCATGTAAACATAATACTATTTTATTTCCACTCACAAAAGAGTATTCGTCTTTAAAATCTACTCCTATTAAGTGAGAAATAATCTCAGAATCGCCATCGTGATTTCCTCTTATCCAAACTATTTCCGTATTTTTGCTCAATGTTCTAAGCAAAGATAGTATATTCCAATGATTCTTTTTTAGTCTGCGAAAATCTAAATTATCAAACAGATCGCCATTGATAATCAATCTATTTGTTTTAGAATCTATCAACTCTAAAAAATCATATAGTTTTTTACTTTCGCAAACATCACTACCCAAGTGAATGTCGCTAATTATAATAGCATCATTCATACAGTGTATAAACAAACAATCCAACAGAAAATACTATAAATGCTATCATTATTGTTGTATACATAAAATTATCCTTTAGTTTCGATTAACTGATCATATTCTTTCAGTTGTGGGAGTTTAAACTTATCATAACCAATAAAAACTTGGCTAGTAATAACCCCCATCCCGGTAATGAGAGTTATAACTAGACCAACTATAAATATAGTAAAGTTACTCATTTGACAAGGTTTCCTAAACTAAGAATACTAGGAACCCAAAGTCCAACGAAAATGGCCTGATCCCTATTAACATCACCATCTCCAAGAAACCATAAAGTTACGCTAAAAACAAAACTAGCAAACGCAGCAACCACAAAATAGCCACAACTCTTCATATAATTAACCTTTCTTTAAAAAGTATTTCTAATTTCTCTCAGTATTTTTCGTGCCAACGCGGCACCACCAACTATCCTACCTTCATTATAGTCATCAAGACCATAACCAACAGTTGATTCTCTATCTTTTTGATCTTGTATAGCCTCTAAACAAAGTTTTTCTACTATACTTTTAAGTTCATAATATTGTTTGTTAATCATAAATTAATATTGAATTCAAATGTAGCCTTCATCATTTGCTCCAAAATGTTTCATAACTCCATCACGAACAACAAATACTTTTACTTTACCACTAGACCTAATATAATCACGCCCACCATCAATCATATTACCATTATCGAAACTCTTATAATCATGACGATGAACGCTATATTCTAGATTTCCCTCATCATTTTCTACCATACCGAAAGTTAAATTTTCTACTCCATCAGCATTGGCTATATATGGTTTATCATTACGAAACAATATTGCAAAATATTTATTACCAAATTCTGGATGTGGAGTTTCTCTGTAAAATACATCAGCAATTGCATTATTAAATTCTGTAGTGCAAACGTGTTTGATTGGTACTCCGTCTTTCTCAGAATACAGTTCGCAAACTTTCTCAGTATTGGTTATAGGGCAGTGTTTGATCATTAGAATAGTTTTCCAAGAAGTTCTTTGATTGTGTGGGTAATGTTCACGCCATTAACAATTAGTTCTTTATGTGTATCCCCGTAGCGATTACTGGCTATTTCGTAGCACCAATTTATAGCATACTCTTGATCCTTTGTCAAGCGAATTCTTTGTGGTTCATCTTTTTTGTTTTGTAGATAATCTGGTGGCGGCAGTATCATGATTTATTCCTACAATTATCGCACAATGTACTTATCCATCCACCTTTATTTGGTTTGCCACTATTACCACAAGCCTCACACACTTTATAACTATATTCTTCTGCCATGTCTATAATACCCTCAACATAATCGTCGCCGCCACTAAAATATATGCGAAGCCCACCAAACTTTTCCTTTATCTGATCAAATTTAACAGGAACGTAGTCTAAATCTGATTGATCATTTTCTTTATTATTCTCATTTCTAATCCTTACTCTGTCTGCTATATTATTCTCATGCTGGAAGATTCTCCAACAAACAGAAGATAATAGTTCATACCAGCCATTATTACATTCTATGCCCCAACACATACATGATTCCATACAAGATTTGCTCGTATTGGAAAATAGTTGTGGATATTTTTCAAATAGGGTATTTTGTAATTCTTGATCCATAGTCTCAAACCTTGTTAGAACTGTGTATAATATCTAATTTTGACTTGTTAACTAGTCTAGCAAAATAACTTCCACAAATTCTTTTCTTAACAAGTTGATCTTCTTCAAATTCACAATATAGGTTTATTCTATACTTATCGTCATAAACATTTACGATCTTGTTACCAATATAGTTTTTAGGCTTAGAGATTTGCTTAAACAATAATCCTTCTACTTGAAGTTCCATTAGTCTTTCTCCACATTGGTCATTAAAACAAACTTTGTTACTTTAGTTTTTTCGTCTGTGAGAAAATAAGTGTCACAATAATTTAGTTCATCATTTGCGGCATCATAAACTTTTACTTCTCCCTGCCAATCAAAAGTTCCATGCTTACTAATACTATTTGCTTGTTCGTGCAAAAAATTGTATAGTTCTAACCAAGTCATCTTGCTCTCCTATTTGCTCTATGTAAAATACGGATTGTTTCTTTTGCATTAGATGGAACCATAACTAAACTAGGCGCTGTTTTATGTCCCCAGTCCATGAAACCTACTGCTTTACTTTCAACACTACATTCCTTACAAATAATTTTTCGTCCAGTTTCCACAAGAAACTCGTAGCGATCAATCCCAACATCAGTTTTGCAATAAATACAATTCATAGTAACCTCAATTATACCAAAAGGTTTGAACGTGTCAAGGACGAATAAAAAATATCTTCAGAGTTGTTGGTAAAATAATCTTCATTCGTACTATAAAAAATGTTGTACAGTTCAAGGGCATCGAGAATTTTTTGACAATTCTGACATGGCTTGCTCAGTAATATTCTTCCTTCTCTATTAATCCTAAGAACAACAATCTTCCAATTAGTATCAATGGAATTATAGCGATCCAACAATTTAGAAATAAGATGACTTTCAGCATGAGGAAACGGATACTCCTTATA